ATATGTGCAGTTTGATGTGGAATTGGGTCAAAAATATACTGTTGATGTTGTTTACAAAAATATTACTCCTGATCCAACAGAGAATGGCGATGAGATTTTTACTAGTCTTATGTGTTTAAAAGCTGCTTGTATTATAGATCAAGGAACACTTAGAACTAAAGCGGCTATGGAAGGCATTAGAACAGCACTAGGACCGGCCAGTTTAAGTTTTGGTGGTAGTTTAGCAGGATGGCAATCTATTATTGATCATGGTGCTTGTGCTATGTATGATGAGTTAACAAGTCATTGGGATGTTAAAAATGCAACAGCTTTTGCTGCTGTATTGTCTCCATTTGTTAGTAATAAGTTTGATCCAAGATATATGAATATTGGTCCTTTTAGAAATCTAGGCAATAACGATTTTTATAATTAATTATGGCATATCCTAATTTTGCTAATTTACAAAATATTTATAATACTCAAATGGATCTACTTTTAAGTAGTACGGGAATTACTACGGAATGTCAGCTTAATTATGGAATAAGTAATAGACAAATTTGTCCTAATTGTATATATGATCCAGGTTTGAAAAAATCTTCTAATAAATATAAAAACGGAGGACCAATTCCTTTTTCTCTTGGCCAACTATGTCCATACTGTTATGGCGCTGGATGGAGTGGAGAAGAAACCAATGAAACAGCATATCTCGCTATTATATCAGATAATAAAAAATGGATTAATCCACCGCCAGATATTGCGATACAAGATAACTTAGTTCAAATCATTTGTAAAAAAACATATTATGATAAATTTAAACAATGTAAAGATATAACAATTATTATTAATCCTAGCGGAGAGAACCCTAAATATTCATTATACGCAGATCCCACTCCTGTTGGTTTGGGTGATTCAAATTATATTATATCTATGTGGAAAAGCTTATGAGACTCGGATTAAAAATATTAGAAAGTGAAAGCCAAATACAAAAATCAATTTTGGCTGCTATGCTTCCAGATTGTATTGCTTTCATGAGAAATGTTATTTCTAATCTAAAAAATACTATTCCGTATGTTGTGTCAGAAGGAATATATAAAACACCAGAATATCAGAGTTTAATTGGTGGTTCATTAAGACTAGAGTTTGGTATACCGGATGCTAATACTAAAGTAGCAGAACTTATTGAGTTTTGGATCAGTCATATGCAATTTACATATAGTCCACCAGTTATAACTGGTTCAAAAATCAAAAGTAGTTTTAGTATAGAAATGATTAAAGCAGATTTTTCTGATGTTTTAGGATCAGATGCTGCTAATGTAATAGATTCCGCTAGAGGATATAGTTTAAACTGGTTAGAGTGGTTGGTTTTAGATGGATCAAAAATAATTGTTCCTAAATATGATGTGGTAGTAGGACCAAATACCAGATCTAGAACAGGACTAGCTTTAATGAGAGTTAGCAATAACAACTGGAGAGTTCCGCCAGAGTTTGCTGGTACTATAACAGATAATTGGATTACAAGAGCCATAGACAGCGTATCTCAGGATATTATGGATACTTTAGAAGGAGCACTATCATGAGTAATTGCGGCTATAATACACAGTTTAAAGGCGTCAAGAATATTTCAGAAGATTTGTTATTAAATATATTAGAAAATAATTTTAAAATTTTTTTTGATTGGGCATTCCTAAATATAGGAGCTTGGTTTAATGCTACAATTCCAAATAGTGGAACTGTGTATGGCACCACTAACCCACCATCAAAATTATTATTAGTTGACGATCCCTCGTATACCGCTGGACAAGTATGGCAAAGTATTAGAAAAGATTGGGTTTGGGAAAGTGGGGTATCGTACTCGGGCAACAGCCCTATAAACATCAGTGGATGCTATATTAATAATGCGTTTGTTCCATATTCTGGAAATACCTTTCATATTAATTATCCAGAAGGGCGCATAGTATTTGACACCGCTAAGTCTAAAACTAGTAATATACATGTTAATTATAGCTATAGATATGTTCAAGTTTATAGATCAAGTGATAGTCCATGGTTTAATAAAATACAATATCCTAGCCTAGATAATACCAACGCAGATATACAACAACTATCTAATGGCGAATGGTCTATAGGTAGTCAGCATAGAATCCAACTACCAGCAATAATTATAGAATCAATACCCAGATCCAGATCTCGTCCATTTGAATTGGGCAATGATAATTTATGGATAGAACAAGATATTGGATTTTATGTTTTAGCAGAAAATAAGAATGACAGAAATAAACTCCTAGATATATTAAGACTGCAACAAGACCTTACAATAGAGCTTTTTGATACAAATCGTTTAGCTCAAGACGATAATTATCCATTAGATTATTTAGGGGATAAAAATAATAATTTAAATTATCCTAGTATTGTATCTCAATATTCTTGGAGAAAATGTTTCATTAAAAATATTAGCCTATTTGAAATGGAATCTGCTACACCTAATTTATTTAAAGGTGCGGCTAGAGCCACAATTGAAATAATTTCTAACTGATTTGGTTTTTTATGTGTATATAATGTATAAGACAATTGTATCAAATCACTTTAAGTATAGTGGAGATTAATTATGCCCAATAATCGTATTTATTACGCAATTCAACAGGTTAAACTAGGCCCAGGCAACGGTGCTCTTGTACCCGTTCATGGTCTACAAAGTGTTGGTATTACAACTAATTTTAATCTAGAACAAGTCTTTGAAATGGGTCAATTGGCCATTTATCAGAACGTAGAGAATGTTCCCGACATTGAAGTAACACTTAATAAAGTTCTTGATGGATATCCATTAGTTTATACTCTCGCTACAGAAAAAGGTACAAGTATAGCCTCTGGTCTTACTGCTGTTGATCCTAGTATTCCTGGTCGCCAAAACGCTCGCTGCGATATGCAGATGGCAGTTTTCCCAGATACTCAGTTAAGCTCCAGCGGCAATAGCCCAGTTAGCGTTGTTAATTGCTCTGGCATGTACGTAAGTAGTGTAAGTTATACATTCCCTGTTGATGGTAATTTTACAGAGGATGTTACACTAGTTGGAAATAACAAAGTATGGGGTACAACAGCCACAGGTTCTTTCAATAATGATGACGCTCCATTAGCCCCTCAAGGTGTTGGTCGTAGACAATTCCTTAATATGGCTGCTTGTCGTTTCCCAACACAGATTCCAGGCATCGGTGCTACCGGAGTCAATGCTGCAATTGGTGGTGGTAGTGGATTTGGCGCACACTTCCAAAACATCACTGTTAGTTGTGATTTTGGTCGTGAAGCTATCCAAGAGCTAGGTACTTTTGCTCCATATCATCGTTTTGTAACATTCCCAGTAGAAGTAACAAGTGAATTCGAAGTTCTTGCTATCAGTGGAGATATGATCAATGCCACAGAAGAAGGTTATTATGTTGGTCTAACAGGCACAACTGTTGCTACAACTGGCAACGTTACTGCTTGCGGTGGTCGCCATAATCTTCTTGATCAAACTATCTTCCTTGAGACATGCGAAGGCACAAGAATTTATCTTGGTACCAAGAATAAACTTACCAGTGTTAATTATGCTGGTGGTGATACTGGTGGTGGTAACGTCACAGTAACATATAGTTATACTACATATAACGATCTATATGTTGCTCACTCAGGCGGTAATTTTTATAGCAGACTAGCCAATAGCACCTACGCATAAGCGTAGGTGTTGTTGGTAGCTGATATTGATTTGTATAAAAAGACTATGGAACAGTATACGGACTATGGATCAAAGATTACTAGGAATTTATTTATCTAGAATTTTGTCTGGATTTTTTATTTTTTCTTACAAAGGGGAAAAATATAAACTTATCTATCCAGGCATATCTGTCAAGTACGAAGCAGAGATATATGCTCATGATGAATATGAGAATAATAAATTCAATGATTGGATATACGAAGATTCTATTGTTGACGCTCTTGTTGCAATGGGCGTCTGGACATATAATGGAGACACTAATCTTACTAGCTTAGAAAAACAAATAGAGGATTTAAAAGTTGATCTATATAAAAATGTATTAAATCCTAATCAAATTAAACGTATACGAAAAAATTTAGATAATACTAAAAATACATATAATCATAAATATGCGTTAAGACATTCGTTAGATCAATATACTCCAGAAGGATATAGTATGATGTTAAAAAACTACTATATCTTAGCGCATAGTATATATGATAAAAACAATAAACTCATTTTTAATGATTTTAATAGTATAGACTATCAATACTTAGAAGAATTAGCTTTTATTATTAATCAAAATTCTATAGATATATCTGTTTTTAAAAAGATAGCCAGAAGTGATCTTTGGAAAAATTATTGGTCGGCTAATAACGAAACGCTATTTGCTAAATCTACAGTTGACTGGACAGACGAGCAAAAAACCCTGGTGGTTTTAACTAAGATGTATGACAATGCTTATCAACATCCAGAATGCCCCCCAGATAATATATTTGAAGATGATGACTCGTTTGATGGGTGGATGATACATCAAAGAAGAGAAAATGAAAAACTTAAAAATAAACACCGCACAGAAAAAATGTTAGAGGGTAAAAAATTAGGAAAAGCTGGTGAGGTATTTTTAGTAGCAAATTCACAAGAAGAAGCTAATAATATTTATAACTTGAATGATAATACTCAAAAACATATAATAAGAGAAAGAAATCAGATAATTAGCTCTGTTGAATCTGTAGATGCTTCTCAGCTACCAGATGCTCAAAGAGAACTAATGAATCAAATGAGTCAAAAAATCAAAAAATAAGGATTAATATATGGATGAAAACCACAAACAAATTTTAACAAAAAGATTTCAGACCACAATGATTGGAGCATTATTTGAGTTTGAAAAGGCATTCGGGCATTTATGGGGACAAGATAAAGACGAAGATTCCTTAACAGAACAAGAATTAGACTTTTTGGATCGATGGGATTTTGCAAGAAATCAGGTTCTAAATAATGGAAATAATCAATTACGTAAAGCGTTAGTGGATCTTGACAAATGTTCTGGCAATACTAAATATACATATAGGTTTTATAAAAATAGAAAAGAGGATGATATATGAAGACAAGAGCTTTTACTGCACTAGTTGACGGAAAAGATAGAGAACTAATAGTTAGATCTCCTTCACTACAGGATCAAAGAGAAGCCACAAAATATTACAACCAAACTTTTAGTGAAGCATTAAAGGCAAAGGCTGTTGTCAGGGCTAAACTAGATGATCTTTTAGTAGATCAAGGTTTATGGGATGCTTTTAAGCAAGCTAAATTTACACAGCTACAATCTGAAATTTTAGAGAATGAACGAAAGCTGGCTAAGGGTGGTATTCCACTTAAGGAAGCTAAAAATATTGCTCTAAATATGAAGAAAATCAGAGAAGATCTAAGAGAGCTTATTTCTGTAAAGACCACACTAGACACTCATACTGCTGAAGGACAAGCCGATAATGCTAGATTTAATTATTTAGTTTCAGCTTGTACGGTGTATAAAGATAGTAATGAGCCATACTTTAAGAACTACGAGGAATACAATAATAAGTCAACCGATCCTGTAGCAATTTTAGCGGCTCAAAATTTGGCTGGTATGTTATATGGTCTAGATAGTGATTATGAAGATAAACTACCAGAAAATAAATTCCTTAAGCAGTATAAGTTTGTTGATTCAAAGCTGCGTCTGATTAATAAAGATGGTAAACTCGTAGACGAAAATGGACGATTAATAGATGAAAATGGTAGATTCATCAATGAAAATGGACAATTTGTTGATAAGGACGGTAATCCCGTCGATCAAGATGGTGAATACATCTTTGAATTTAAGCCATTTTTGGACGATGATGGTCAACCAGTAAAGCTGGAAGAGCCCAAACAGGAAACCACGAATGTTGTACCAGAAACCAAAGAAACCAAAGAAGACAAGCCGCAGGAAACAAAAGACACAGCAGCAAGTTAATTTGTGTATTATATTAATATTGTCTTTAAGTTCCCCACCGTATCTTAATGGTATTGTGGGGAATTTTATTTAGATAGGAATAAAATATGGCCAAAGCTTTCAATCTTACTGCTCAAATTAATCTACAGGGACCAACCAATCTAAAGCCCATAGTCAGTAATATAAAAAAGCAATTATCTGGTATTACTGCAAATGTTAAGCTTAATATAGATCCAAAAGCTAGTAAAAATGTAAGTAATATTACACAACAATTGCAGATGATGAATGCTGTATTAGTTCAGGCTCAAACTAATACTAATAATTTAAATAGCGCCTTGAGTGCCCTTGGTAAAAGCTTAGGTTCAGCAGGAAAGGGTGGAAGTAGTGCATCCTCTTCTATAAATAAGACAGCAGCATCCGCTCAATCTGCCGCAAAAAGTATTAAACAAGCCGGAACAGAAATGCAGGAGTTCGGCAAGCAATCTGCTTTGGCAATTAGAAGATTAGCCGCTTTTAGTATAGTTAGCACAGCCATTTATGGTTTAGTTAATGCTGTAAATTCTGGATTTAAAGCATTCGTTAGCTTCGATAAAGAGATTATCAAATTACAGCAAGTTACAGGCCAAGGTGCTGCCGGTATCGCTTCATTAGAGAAAGAGATAACTAATCTTGCAACAAGTTTGGGTGTTAGTAGTGAAAGTTTAATCAGCGTTGCTAGTACATTAGCTCAGGCTGGTTTAAGCGCAGAAGAAACTCGTATAGCTTTAGCGGCATTAGCAAAAACAGAACTTGCTCCATCTTTCGATAATTTAACAGACACCACGGAAGGTGCTATCGCCGCTATCAGACAGTTCGGTTTACAGGCAACAGAATTAGAAGGTGTTTTAGGTAGTATCAATGCTGTGGCTGCTGCCTTTGCTGTAGAATCTAAAGACATTATTAGTGCTATTCAAAGAACCGGTGGTGTGTTTGCCGCTGCTAGTAAAGGGGTTAGTGAAGGATCTGATGCTTTAAATGAATTCATTGCAATTTTTACTAGTGTTCGACAAACAACTCGTGAAAGTGCAGAAACTATTGCGACTGGTTTAAGAACCATCTTCACTAGAATTCAACGAGGAAGTACAATAGAACAACTTCGAGAATTCGGAGTAGAACTTACAGACTTAGAAGGAAAATTCGTTGGCCCATACGAAGCTGTTAAAAGACTTAGTGCAGTCTTAGGAGAACTTGATCCTAGAGATTTACGCTTTTCACAAATTGTAGAAGAGCTTGGTGGTTTTAGACAAATCGGTAAAGTTATTCCTCTTATTCAGCAGTTCAGCGTTGCTCAAGAAGCACTAAAAGTTGCACAGAGAGGACAGAGCAGCTTAATAGATGCACAAACTATTGCTCAAAAAAGCTTGGCTAATCAAATAGCAAAAGTTAGAGAACAATTTTTAGCATTAATAAGAGATATCGGAAAAAGTACTGGCTTTAAATCCTTATTTACATTAGTAACAAATTTAACAAGTGGACTGATTAGTCTAGCTAGTGCCTTTAAACCAATACTACCCATTCTTTCAATAATGGGAGCTATTAAGGGTGTTAGTGCAATAGGTCAATTTGCTACGGGCTTTTTTGGAGGATTAAAGAAGGGTGGTGGTCCAGGCGGTGCTGGTCAAAATATTGGAGGCGCCATTTCTGGATCTAATGCCAAGCAGCAGCAAAATGCTATGAATCAAGCATCTGCCGCTATAAGTAAAAATACTTCTGCTATTCAAACTTTAACAACAGCAATCAATAATCTTTCTAAAAATGTTAACGATAATACTATTACTCTTAACGATAGAACCGCAAAAGGACTAAATGCTGGAGGTAAAGTAAGAGCATTTGCTCGTGGTGGTGTTGTTCCAGGAAGTGGTAATAGAGACACTGTTCCAGCCATGTTAACTCCTGGCGAGTTTGTTATCAGAAAGAAAGCTGTTGAAACTATTGGTGCTGGTAATTTACAAAGAATGAATAAGTATGCTGTCGGTGGTAAAGTTAAAAAAGATAAAGATATATTATCTTATGGATCTGAAAATATTGTTGATGGAGATACATTTGCAGCAGAAGCTATAACAGATAAACAATATAGATTAAGAAGTGTTGATGCCGTAGAATCTGGAACCAAATATGGATCTGATGCAAAAAAGATTTTAAATAATAATAAGAGTCAATTAATTAATAGTATTGTAAAATCAAGCGGCGGAGCTTATGGAAGAGGTCTTTTTGAAAATGATCAGATTGCTAAAGCATTAGTTTCTAAGGGTTACGGTGTTCCAGACTCAAGATTTACAAAGGGATATTCAAAAGAACTAGAAACTGCTCAAAAAGAAGGCAGAGGCATATGGTCTGAAGGAAATGATAATCATCCAAAAAGAATACTATTTGATGCTGGTCACTCTCAAGAAAAAGCCAAAGAATTAGCGATATCTAGAGGTCTTGATATTGGCAAAACTACAAAAAATAAATGGGGTAGATTTGCTATTGGAGGACTAGTACAAAAATTTGAGGGTGGAGGTAAAGCATTAGGTGCTCGAAGAAGACTCAGAGATTTAGACGCAAAAGAACTTGATGAATTAAGTACCTCAGATCTAATAATGTATGCCAAGGCACAAGCTTTGGATATATTTAGTAGTGGTGGTTCTGGAATGGCTGTGGGGAATGAATTTATCGAAGTTCCAGCAGAAAGAATCACTCCCGAATTAGATAAAGATCTTGTAACCTATAGGGGCAAGAGAGGTTTCTGGAAAGAAATAGTGGCTCCGTTTGGACAACCGATACAACCAAAGTCATCGGGACCATCAGCAAAACAGCTTTCAAAAATGGGTAAAGAAGAGGCCCTTGCTGCACAAATGTCAAAGTATTCTGATGAAGTAGCAGCACGAGAACAACAATGGACATCAATAAGAAGCGGATCTGCTATAGATAATTATTTATTAGGATCATTACAAGATCCAATACTAAGTGATTATAAAACAGTACGTGGCGGTGGAGCATTAGCAAAAACATTTCATAATACTCGTTTAAGACAAGCAGTAAATAAAGCACTAGAAGAATATGACGATTTTGATTATTCTGGTGCCAATTTAGATAAATTTATTAGTAACTTTGCCGCCAAACAAATGGCTATTGGGGGTATGGTTCAAAGATTCATGGCGGGTGGAGTTACAGAAACATCAGGAAGAATAGATGAAGGTATCTTAGAAAGATTACAAAAACTAGGTGGCCCAACAGGAGTTAAAAGATTAGCAGCAGAAGAAGTTTTAGAGGCCGTTAAAAGTTCAGGAGTAAGAACCAGTGGTAAATTATTAGATAGTCGATCATTAAAAGCAGATCCTAATGGCGCAAGACTGGCTCCATATTTAGAAAAAGTATTAGTTGCTGCTGAGGCTAGAAAAAAAGGAGAGGAAACAGCCGCTAGAGAACAATTAGATAGAAATATGAGGGCTTCTGCTGGTGGAGCTTATCAATTTGGTTTAGTTAGTTTATTTGGACCAAATGGCGAATTAGGATATTCTGGACTTAGTGACGCAAAAGAATTAACTGGTAAAAATGGTGAAAAATTTCTTACTCAAATAGTTCGTAAAAGTTTGCCAACAACATATGCTGATGCTATCCAACAAATGCAGGCTGATATTGCTGGTATACCTAGTAGAGCAGCAGAAAGGGTTCAATATACTGATATATTTGGAACTGGTGGACCATTAGCTTTTGATTTTGATGACACATTAGTAAAAGGCGCAGATATTTATGCTGCTAATGGTGGAATTGATATCAGAGCATATAATGATTTAGCAAAAGTTCAAGAAGCACTAGCCAATGCTGAATTAACATTATTAGGTAAAGAATTAGCAAAAAGACTTATAGATTATCCACAACTAATGGATAATATCAGAGTCCTTACTGCACGACCACAGAGCAATGCTCCTTTATTAGCTTCAAAATTAGCAGAACTAAGATTACCAATACCAGAGAGTAAAATTACGGGTGTTAGTGGAGGTTTAAATAAAGTTAATAATCTATCAGAGATGGAAACTCTTATAGATGATAATTTAGCAAATATTCAAAGCGTATTAAAGGGTGGTAAACGAGGTATACAATATAGCGAACCAAGAGGTATAGATCTTACTGACGCATCGTCTCGCAAGAGCATGGCTGGTATGGAAGGATATGCCCTTGAAGAAATGATTAAGAGCTTGGGTGTTCGTATAGCCAAAGACGATGATGATCCAAATCGACCAATCGATTATCCAAATGGCCTTGGTGCTAGTGCTAGTAAGTGGGGCATAAAATCTACTATGCCCACGGATACTAAGCGTACTAATGATGGTAGTGCTCTTAGCAGAATATGGGGCGAGGCTCAAAGATATTTTCTTGAGAGATTTGCTGTTGGCGGAAAAGTTGGCGAATCAGACTTTGAAAAAGTTAAAAAAGATATTTTAAATAAATATCCAGATATTAATTTTAGAATTACTAAGAGCAAAAGAAGTCGTGGCTATAATCTACTTGGCGGGTTAAAACAAGAAGGAGATAATGTTGGTAATTATGCTGAGTTTAAACAGCCGGGTAATCTGTCTCAACTACAAGAGATGGCAGATAAAATGGCATCGTCTCTGATGTATGAATACGGCCCAAATATTGATCCATCTCTATTAAAGAAAAAATCAAAATTTATTGCTGGCGGTCCTGTTAAGGATGTATGGCATGGAACAACTACTGGTAAAGATGATAGTGTACTAGAAGCATTTAAAACTCAGGGTGCTAAATCTAATATTTCTACGGGCTTTGGACAAGGTAGTGGATTTTATGTTTATGGCGGTAGATCAAGGGCTTTATCAAGAGCTTTATCGTTAGAAGGTGGTTCTGATGAATTTCTTAATGCTGCTGATCCTAATGGTAAGCCAGTAGCATTTAAATTTACTGAACAATTAGATAGTAAAAATTGGGACTTAGACTATGAATTACAAAATGCTGATGTTGTTAATTTTATTTACAAAAACTATGAAAGAGTCAAAGAAGCATTAGAAAAATCAAAAAATCAAAAAATCCAAAATAGATTAAAAGAATTTTCTTTAGATGCAAAATATGATGAGTATGCTGATGGAGATGGATCAAAAGTTAGAAAAGTAGGAGTATCTTTTGCAGAAGATAGTAAAAGAGTAGAAAGAACATTAGCTAATTTTTCTGGTGATGTCAGATCAGCAGAAGTTTTGGCTGGATTAACTAGTTCTTTATTAGCGTCTGATCCTGATTTCTATAATGAGTTTGAACAAGACTTTTTTAATAAACTCGCACCAGATCAGGCTATCAAGTATGTAGGATCCGACCCACTAAAACCAGTACTTGCTGAAATATTTGAAAGAAAAAAATCTATTGAGGATACAAAATGGAATACAGTTAAATTTGCTAAAGGAGGATCAGCACAAGATACAGTACCAGCATTATTAACTCCTGGTGAATTTGTTATAAATAAAAAAGCTGCACAAAAAATTGGATATAGTAAACTTCATAAGATGAATAAGGCAGATAAAATACAAGGATATAATAAGGGTGGTTTTGTTGGAAATGTACAAAGATTCTTTGAGGGCGGAGTAGCAGACAAACAAGCTAATAGATTATATGGCTCTGAAATAAAAGACATAAAAGAAGCAGAGAAAATCTTTGCTATGTCATTAGGATCACTAAGTAGCGCACTAAAACAAGAAGTATTAAAAAACTTTAAAGGTATAGAGCAAGTGGTTGGCGGAGGCAGAACAGCTTTCGGAAATAAATTTGGTAAAACTAATCTTGGGATGGCAACGAGCAGACGAACTGGAAATCAAACCGAAACACTAATGTCATTACAATTAGGCGGTAAATATGCTGCTAAAAGTAGTGTTGTGTCGCACGAGACTGGACATTTAGTAGATACTGCCTTAGGAGCAGGAAAAGGATTATCTAGTGAGAAAAAGGGAAGTTTCCAATTTGAATTGGCAGAAAAAGTTAAGCCAATTATGGAAAAAGCATATAGAGATAGTGGACTTTATTCTGAAAAAATGATGAAATACTTAACCAGCAATGCAGAATTATTTGCTGAGTTTTATTCACATGCTTCTCCAGATGTTAAGGCTATAATTACCTCAACTACTGATGCTAAAACTGGAATGGAAGATTTAGCTAAACATTTAGGTGCTGTTGGTCATACTTTTGCTGGATTGCAAGCATCTGATTTGGTCTCTGCAAGCACAGGTATGCCACCTATTCCACCACCTCCTGTTCCTCCAATAGTTCCTCCAAGCGGACCGACGCCACCTGTTATTCCGCCACCCGTTCCACCTGTGCCGCCACCGCCAACTCCACCAACAGTTCCTCCAAGCGGACCAACTCCTCCACCAACTCCACCCCCCGTACCTCCTGTTCCGCCTCCTCCACCAGGAACCAGATACGGACTTGCCTCTGAAGATGATAAAGAATTTTTTGCCTATAAAGCGAAAAAAGCAGGCAAAACAGTTGGAAGATACAGATCTGATGCTACAAGACAAGTTGCTATTACTCAAAAAGAAATCATGGAGAATCAAAAAGGACGCAGAACAGAAGTAAGAAGAGAATTTCAAGGTCAAGCAACAGCAACAGGCAAAAATCTTAGCAGTTTACGAGCTCAGTCTAAAGCCTCTGGATCGTCAGCAGATAGACAAAAATTTAATGATGCATATAGGCAGGCTATTGAAGAAGCTACTAGTAAAATTAAAGAAATTGCTCCATCATTAAGTCCTAAAGAATTAGGAAGAGCATCTCAAGAATTAGTTAAAGCAATGATGGATGGAAAGAGTGTTAATGATGCCATCAATACATCTGGTAGTGCTTTAGAAAAAGCATTTACTTCCGATATTGACGCTGCTGAGGCTCTTAGAGTCGCTATAGAGCAGACTGCTGAAAAATTAGAGATGAGTGCTGATCAACTTGAAGGCAACTTGTCTGGTGCAGATGTTGGTAGACAACAATTTATACAAAGTGAGGCTGGTCAACAATTTGGCCGAGCTGCTGAATTTGCTCCTGATATGCTTGAAAAATTTAGTAAAACATCAGCTGGTCAAAGCACTATGAAAGCTGCTGATATATTTGCTGGTAAGGGATTAACTGCTGGTTTGGAAAAAAGATTAGGTGCTGCTGGTACTTTTATTGGAGAAAAAATAGACGCTCTTGGTGGACCAATGGTTGCTTTGGGTGGTGCTGTTGCTGTTGCTGCTGATCAAATAAATAGAGCATTTGACGGAATAAAAGATCCTAGAACAGCTGGATTAGTAGGAGGTATTGGTGGGGCTGGAAGTGGATTAGCTAGTGGCGCTGTTTTAGGTGGTCAAATTGCTGGTCCTGTTGGAGCAATGATAGGTGGTATCACAGGTGCTGTTATTGGTGGTATTGATGGTGCATTTAAAGCTTTCAATCAAGCTAGACTAGCCAAAAATCTTGAAGAACTAGAAGAGTCTGCTAATAAGGCCGCCACTGCTCTTAAAGAGTTTGAGCTTAATCAATCAAACGAGACTGCTGATGCTTTAATTAAAGAATCTATGGGTGGCCAAGGGGCCATAAAGGATTTAGCTCAACAAGCACAAGTTCAATATGGGGAAAAAACTACAGCAAGAGCTATTGTCGATGCTTTAAGTCAATTACCAGTAATAGGTTCTATCATGGGTACTGCTGAAAGACCAGAAGCAGTACGCGCCCTAGACAATAGAGCACAAATGGTACTGGGTAATTTTGAAAGAGTAGGACAACGACAACTTAGTAGGGCTCCATTAGAACAAGTTCAAGATGTTATAAATAGAGCTACGGAAGCAGAAAAAGCTGCTGGAGGACCAGGAACTGAGGCTGGTACACAAGCCAGAAGAGATGTTTATGCTCAGGCTAATCAAACATATCAGCAAATGGCTCGTCAAGGCTATACAGATACTGATATTTATGGCTCAATGGGTAGACAAGCACTAAAGCAGCAAGGTAAAAGCGAAGAAGACATTGCCGCAATGAGTATGGATGATGTTATTCAAGCTGGCAAAGATGCCGCCGCAGTATCGGCTGAAGTGGCCTTCAAACAACAGCAATTGTCTGATGCTATGAGACAGACCAATAAATCAGTAGAAAATCTATTAGATATTTTTAGAAAAGCCTCTGCTGGACTAGAGAGATTTAACTATGAATTAGCGCAAATTGGAGTGCAAGCCGAAGAGCAGGCTGCGGCATTAAGTGGACGAGCCACAATCGGATCTGTAAAAAGAGATGATGAACAAGTACTAGGGAACATATCTGGATATAGTAAAGAAGAGGTTCAGGCAGTCGCTTCTAGAGTTGGTTCGCTTGCTGGCGGAGATGGCGGAGCCAAACTAGAAAGCCAAATTGTTGCCGCTAAAGTTATTCAAGATGAATTACCGACTATTTTACGAAACACAACCGGACAAGACGTAGGGGCCGTTACAGAACAACTTAAAGGTATATTTAAGGATCTAAAAATAGATGCTCCAGAAGGGCTATTTAATGAACTAGAGCAAAGTCTTGGGGAAAAAATTGGAGATAGAGAAGGAGTTCCTTTATCAGAGATAGCTGATGAGCTTGATCTTGTTGGCACAGCATCAAAGGTATCGGCAGAAGCTCTGGCTTTAGCGGCTAAATATGCACAAGCTTTTGCTAACGCTATGCAACAAGCAAATGATCTTGCTAATAAATATGGAGAGGCTCTTAATCAAGCCACAGAATTACAATTAAAAGCAGCCGAAATTAGATCACGAGCAGATGTTCAATTAGCAGAAACTTTAGGAAGAAATCTTTCTATAGACCAACAAGCTGCTCCATTTGAAAATAGAATAAGAGGATTAAGCGGAGGCGTTGTTGCTGGTGGTAGCGTTGATCCTAATGAAATATATCAAGCTATGATAGATGCTACTAAGACTAGAGACTCTATGCAAGCTGAACTTCAGCAAAAACAAAATACTTTAGCCGCAAATCCAGAAGATAAAAATGCTCAAAAGGCTGTTGCTGATCAGGCGAAAGCACTAGCCGAACAAAATAATAAAATTAATAATGCTAATAAAGCTTTGGAAGAATTAGCTAATGACAGTAGTAGAGCTTCAGCAGCCCTTCAAAAATTAAGTGAATTAAATAAAATTGCAGGAGCATCAGTAGACTTTTTGCGTAAAGCCTTAACGTCAGACAGTAAAGATCTGATAGATATGAACAAGCAGCTAACTGACTATACTAAACTTATTAGTGGTCAGGCTACTACTCAGGATGTTAATAGCTTACAATTCCGTCAAAACGCTTTTGCTGGCCTTGATATGGTTAGCAGTATGATGCCAGAAAGCTTAGGTAAACAACTAGAAGCCAAGATGACCAGAGCAATGCTTGAGTCTACTCCTGGCGGCCAGCAACTATTACAACAAACTACAGGAGCAATTGGTCCTGATGGACAACAGTTAACATTTGACCAAACACTCTCCATGATGGAAGGAGGCATTGACCCTGCTCAACAACAATATATTGATGCATATACAGCCGCTACTGAAAGACAGGCTAGTGCCGCAGATAACTTAGCCTTAGCAGCAGTAGCAGTAGCAGATATTTTTGCCAATAAATTAACAGAAACATTAGATAAGGTTGCCACCATTACACAACCGATGGCACAAGCAGAAGAAGCAAATAAACCACCTGAAAAAACAGCAACTGAAGAAAAAGATAATACTGTTCAATTAGTTATGACTCAAGAAGAAATTGATAAAGCAAGAGCGGGATTATTTGGAGATTTACCAACTTTAGGATTCGATACAACAACAGCAAATACTCTTGACACCACAATGAGAGATCTAATAGCTGGAGTAAGTGCTACCGGAGCGCTGGTAGTTGCTCTAGCATATTTGGCAAAAGTAATTATGGGGAGTTCTATTTATAAAGGATTAACAGATGCCGTAAGCGGTTCTATCCCATCTCTTGGTGGTGCTCCTGGTGCTGGTGGTGCTCCTGTCCCTGGTGGCGCTCCTGGTGGTGGCGGCGTTATTAATACTCTTCGTGGAGCACTACCTGCTGCTGGTAGAGTAATTGCTGGCGTAGAATTAGTACGAGGAGGTGTTGGTACTGGACTAGCCGATACCGAAACTAATCAAGCTTCGATTGATGTGTTGGGAGAAGGGGCTGGAACAGCATTTAATATGGCTACTGGGGCTCTTACCGGTAATTCTGGTAGAGCTTTTGTTTCTGATTTATTGGGTTTTGATACTAATAGCGTTGGAGATCAATTAGCAGGAACATTAGAAGCTGGTCTCAGAGGTGCCGCCATAGGCTATCAGTATGGTGGTGGTCAAGGAGCAATTTTTGGAGCTATGTTAGGGTTCTTAGGAGATATCGCTAAAAATACCTTGTTATTTATCGGTGAAATTGGAGAACTGAGAAAAGCACAAGCAGATGCTGCAAAACAAGCTGCAAAAGCAGCAAAAATGGAAGTAGATCTGAAAAAAGCAGAACTAGCCAGAAGCAAGGCCGCAGGAGTTGATACTAGTACATACGATAAGCTTAATGTTCAGGATCAGATTCGTGCCAAAGCCAGGGCCGCCACTCTTTTACAAAGAGAGAGATTAGACGAAAAAATTTCTGCCAGAGGAGGAGAAAATAACCTTACTCAAGAAGATTTAGATTACATTACTGGAGGCAACACACTCAATGTAGGAACATTAGAAGAGAATCGTGCCGAAGTTCTAAAACAAACAAGAAATGATCTTGGAGCATCTGAAGTTGCCGGAATACCACAAGCCGCGATAAGCGAGATAATGGAAAGAATCCGAGCAGAAGCTGTTGCTCGTCAAGCAGAAAGTGACGCTGCTATTGCCATAGAAGATCAAAAACCAGCCATAGAAACTGCTGCACAGGCAGCAGAACAGCAAATGACTCCTGGCAGTATTTACACCCACGATATTCATTTAGAAGCCCTAATGAAAGATTTACTTGGAGATAAAGTTTCAGCAGATCCTAATACTATTGTATCTTCAGCAATAGAAACTGCTAAAAATCTACCAACTCTTGCTACAAATGGACTAGCACAAATATCTGGCATGATGGAAAAAGCGGTTTTCAATAATGGAATAGCCACAACTAAACAAATGCCAATTGATGTTGAATCATTAAAGAAATTATTACCAGACTTTGAAGGAATAATGAAACAGGTAGATGATCTTACTGGTAATTTATTCTCTAAAAATCTTAAATCATTAGGACTAAATGGGATAGAAGATGTTCAAGGCGCACTAGCCTCTGCTCCATCTCAGCTTAAACAATTGCCTGATGGTAGTTTTGAGTTAAGTAAAACTGCGACTATCGATACTAATAAGATAAAACAGATGTCTGATACTTTATCGCCAGTATCTAATGAATCCTGTGAGTGCAAAATTTTAAGCGAAATTTTAGCCGAGCTTAAAAAAGGTTCAACAGAGACAAAACCAGCGAATAACACCACTGCTCAAGCGACTAGCAAAGTAGCACCAACACAAACAACAGCAGCAGCAGTTGCTGATCAGATTAAGTCAACAGTGGCTAAGGGAACGGGAGCTGGAACACTATTAACAAGTCGCTCATTACCCAGTACTGATATGATTGCTGGTAAACTTAATAATAGCACATTATCTGAAAAATTTGGACAAAAACAGTCTTTACGTCTTAGACAGTTAATGGTTAAAGGTAAATTAAGAGTTGGTGAAGATGGATTACCAATAGGCAGAACACCAGAGGAAGAAAAAGAATACTCAGATCTTAGACAAAGCAAGCTTAATTCTAATCCTGAATTAGCTGCTAAAGTTAGAGAAAGAGAACTTAAAAATAAAGGCAAATTAAGAATTAGTGAACAAGGACTACCTATTGGTAGAACACCACAAGAAGAAAATGAATATAGAGCTTTAATTAATAAAGGTATGAATCAAGCAGATATAAATAATGGTTCTAAAGCTTTGGGTCGTAATGTAAGATCAAGTGTTAATCAATCCACGGCTGCCGCTGCCGAGATAGCTGGACGATCATTTTCTAGACCAGGAATGACAAGACAGGAATCTATTAGAGCTGACGCACAAGAAATTTCTGCAGCGTTTAGCAATAATCCTAATAGCTTATCACCGATTCCAGCACCACCAGCCCCAGGAACAACACAACCAGTTCCATCAGCACTGCCCGATATAAGAGCAGGATCATTAGATGGTGGCGTAGCAGGAGACAGAGCAGCTATTAGTGGCGGGGCCATGGGATCTGCTACAACTATTACTGTTGATCCTAGTGCTCAGGCATTATTAGATGGCTTTACTAATATATTTAGTAATTTTAATTCTTATATTGATAAATTATCTACCGTAGCCGCTACTATACCAAGTCAAATTCAATTAGTTGGTAATTATGATCTTAATATTAATATCACTGGTGCTGCTGCTTTTGAGGGGTTAAGTAAAGAAATGCAAGGCGTAGCCGAAGCTATTATCAGACCCAAGTTAGACCAACTACGAGACGAAGTATCTCAAGCCACAAAGGGCGCAGTAAAATCTAGCGTTTCGATGGGATATAGAGGAGACGTTAATACCTCAATGGGACAAGGACAAGCTTAATGTCAAGTTATACAACCAATATAGAAGTTTATTATCATAGACAAGATAGTAGCCCAAACTCTGGAGACAGAATAGCTCCAGCACCACAAATTAATATTAGTCCTGAAATATACTATGCTAATGAGAGTATTATAGGATATACATATAATATTACATTAAATGGTTATGCGAATTCTTTAAGAAAAGAAGTAGACGAATCAAATACAGCATCTTCTTTTAGTGGAACTATTGATCATATTGGTGATATTAGAAATATTTTTAACTTTAATGGTGGTAACTTAACTATTAAATATCAGGGTGGATCAAATGTATTAGTAGCCAAAGGCTGTACCGTTAAAAGTTTACAGTTTGATAATTCTGATAATAAATGGGTAAATTATGCACCATATACAGTAGAGCTAGAATTTAATGAAGTAGATTTAATAGGATGTTCTGGTAATTCCCCTATAGCATGTGCTTCTACTATTTTTCACGCACCAATGCAGTCTACTAACAAGATAGTATCAGACAATTTAGTAGATATGAAAAAATATAAAATAAAAGAATTTAGCGACAAATGGACATTTACTATTGAAGATGATATTTATAATACATATGGTACAGAAAACCATAAAGCTATGAGGGTATCGTATACTTTGTCTGCAACTGGTAAAAACTTTTATGTTAACAATCAAACCATACCCGCATGGCAACAGGCTAAATTATTTGTGCAAGATAGACTCTATGATCAAGTTACTGGACTAATTAATTCTCCAACAACACTAACTAGCTCCAGCAGTATGAGCGCGTGTGATGCTACAGTGTCTCCTACTGGTATTCATAATAATGAAAGTGGCAGTGATATTTTATCTGGATTTGACAGCGGGCTCGGCGTTTACAACGAGGTTATTACTTGCGATACATCAGAATCAGACGGAACATTTTCTATTACATATAATGCAACACTAAAATACGGAAATGCCTATGCTGCTAAACATACCTTTACTCATAATATGCAAAATACTAATGACGCATCACCAGAGACAACAATCACAGTACAGGGTACAGTTCAAGGATTAACTTTGGGTGGTTTTATCAAATATACCAATCAACAAGATTTTGATTTACCAAGAAATGGACAATTTATTGTACCGTACAATGGCGCCGACACTAGATATACTAATGCCAAAAATTACTTTTCAAATTTTGTTGGTGGTACAACAGATCTAACAAATAATTTTAAAAGTTTATTAGGAGTTACTGGCTCGGCATTGGCCATGAAAAATCCAGTGTCTTATCCCACTCCTATTTCTTATAGTCTTGATCATAACTATCTCACTGGTGCCATAGATTATACTGCAACTTATTCGAGTAGACATCAAAGAAATCTACAAAATAGTTTTACAAATATATCCGTAACTAGGAAAGATCCTACAGAAATTATACAAGAATTTATTATTCCTGGAAGAGCATCTGGTCCTATTATTCAAAAACTTAATATGTATAATCCAAGAACAGTTTCTATTAATATAGATGGTGTAGATATAAATAACAAAGGATGTAGTATATCTGCTGCTTGTGGAGGAACTTCTTTGCCGTATTTACCGGCGTCATTAAGTAGTCTAGTACAAGATATGAGTAATTCTTGGTTAAAGACTAAGGATGTTCGTTCAGTGAATAAGATTGATGGGTCATACAGTTTTTCACTAGAATATATGTGTACATCGTCAACTTAGTAGGATTTTATTATGTCGAATGTTTTATATCAACCACAAACTATTGTATATTATGGAATTAAAGGCGATAATAACTATAGATTAACGCCAGCCCCAGATTTTAATATTAACATAGAATATACATATAGTAACGATACTATTGTTGGATATACTTATAGTCTTACTCTTAATGGAAATGCCACAGCACTAGATCTTAGTAGTGTTAACTATGGAAGTTCATATAATCCAGACACAGTATCAGATGATAGAATTGGTGGTGTTATTAATCATTTACATAAAATACGTAAACTATTAAGTCAAAATGGTAATATTCTTTATGTGGTAAATGGTTCAGACAACTCCACAATATTAAGGGCAAAAGGCGGCAAATTACGATCATTAACTTTTGATGAATCTTCTAATAATTGGACATATTACGCCCCATATTCTGCAACAATCGAATTTGATAGTGTGGATTTTGGCTCTGATAATGATTCGTGTTCTACGTTTCTGGATTCTAATACATTTAGTAATGATGATGCTGGTATTGTTAATCTTAATAAATTTAAGATAAAATCTTTTAATGATAGTTGGTCTTTCACTTTTGATGAGAACGAGGCTTTTGAAAGATCTTATTACTTGGATTCTGGAGCCATATTTAATATTAATAATAGTAGTTTTAATATATCTTATAATATATCTGCTGTTGGTAAACATTATTATGACTATGCTAATCCAGATGATAATTCTACTTCTTTATTATTACCAGCATGGGAACAAGCCAAAAACTTTGTGCAATATAGATTACATAGTCAAGTTACCAATTTGATTAGGGGTGTGCTTAAAAACACTTATTCTGATGGCTGCACAGATGGAGATGAGTTAGCTGATTTAGATCAGCCCGGCGGTACTGATGGTATTTTAACAGATTTATCCACGTACAAAGTATATAATGAGACTATTACCTGTGAAGTATCAGAATCTGATGGCTCTTTTTCTGCGACCTATAATTCGATAGTAAAAACACAAAATACCAATTTAACGTACGGATCTTCTGCTACAAAACACACTATAACAAAAAGTCATAGCATAGATAATTCTTCGCTAATACCAGTACATACAATTTCTTTAGAAGGTAATATTCAGGGTTTAGTAGAGGGTGGATTAATTAATAGTAGTAAACCAATACAACTACCAAATAAGGGCGCTTTATTTATACATAATAATAATTCATATATTAATAAATATGATAATGCCCTTACTGTTTTAAATAAAATCTATAGTCCTTTAGATTATAATGGTGGAACAGGAGCTAATGGTAAAAGAGATTTGAAGCCATCATTCAAATCTTTATTGGACATAACTTCCACCGCTTTGGGTGCGTCCTCATCTCCTTCTGATGCTGTTCCAGATGCTCCTCACCCAGCATCCTTTAATTTAACTCATGATTATTTTAATGGATCTATTAATTATAGTATAGAATATAATTCTAATAATATGGTGTGTGGTAGAACATATAAAAATATTAGTATTGAAACTAATATGCCTACTAAAGTGGTGGCCGTATTTAATATTCCTGATAGTGCGGGTTGTCCGTTAATACAAGATTTGTCAACTTTTACAGCGGCTACAGTTAATATCACCATAGAGGGGATAGACTTAAGTGAAGATGGCCAACCTACAACATTAGACTTAGCTAGTTTAATTAGTTGTGGTAATTGCTTTTCAGATGAATATTTTCCAGTTACTATACCTGATGGAGCTATTATTACAGATAAAACTTATACATCTAATCCTCTAGACGGAAGTTTTACTGCTAATTTAAGCTATATCTGTTCCGAAGGATGTGACATATAATGACATCACCAATTAAATTTTTAGGATTAACCGTTTTATCTTTTAATACTCAGTTAGGACTAGGTTCTTCGGAAAGTAGTCTGTCTGTGGATTTGATAACAGACTGTGAAGCCAATGATATTCCAAATAGTCCTGCGGTTGGTGGTCCTGTATATTTTCAAGCTGGTTCATTTATTTTTGGTGGAGTATTAAGTAGTTGGACAAAAAGTCAGGGCGGTTCTGGATTAACATATAATGTGAAAGTTGTTGATCCTCGTCAGCTTTTAGAAAATTTTACTGTAATTGTTGACTCGTATTTAGGTCAACCTATTTCAGTGGTTAATTATTTTAATGCCTATGCATATTATGAATCTAGTATTTTAAGTGCTAATTGTGCTGCTTTTGGTTCTTCTTCGTCTAATGAAAGAGGGATGCCATATCAAAAAGTTATTAGTGCTTTAGCCGCATCCAATCCAACATTATATTCTCCAACAGGATATCAATATAGAGTTAATTTTAATTCATTTCCTACTGGAATACCAGAGTGGTATAGGGTCACTGGACCAGGAACAACTCTTTTGCAATTATTGCAAGAAGTCTGTGATGTTACAGGATATGAATTTTATGTTTATATGAATTTAATTGGTGGTGTTAATACAATCAATATAGGACTAATAAATCTTAAGACTGCTCCTGGTTCTTTTGCAAATATTATTAATGCTTATGAAGGTTATGCTACAGAACTTAGTTATGGTCAAGAATTAAGAAATGATGTCACCAAGGCTATTTTATTTGGAGAAAAACAACATTATTTAAGTCAAGTATATCAATTTAATCATTTTTTTGGCGAAGATCAATATGGCACACAGTTAGTACCTGTTATACCTTATGGAAAAGATAAATGCGGTTTCTGGATTAATAAAAGAGTAGATAGTTTAAATTTATCATTAACTACCCCGTTAGCCACCAATGGGCCATATACTATTCATGAAATCGATATTAGATGCGCTATGGCCTCTGAACAAGCTTGGCGCAATAGAGCTATGTCTACCACAGTGCCAGGAACATTTAATGCGGCAGTACGAGCAAATTGGCCAACTGCCGTTACTTCAATTGATGGTGGTGTTAAAGATTTAGTAAAAAATGGCGGAGCAGCAATGAACGCTTCTGCGGGAGTAACAAAGGGTAAGATTCCTGTAGCGGACGCTATGAATAAACCAACAAGAAAAAGTGTAAAAAGTAATGAAGATTTGCAAAATGAAGATTTACAGAAAGTATGGAATTTTGTGAAAAGTCTTGGAGAAACATACTATGGTAAACAATTTATAACTCCATTAAATCAGTATGTATGTTGGTACCAAACAGATGAAAATACACAAAAAAACTTTACGGACTTACCAACCAACGCTGGTGGTTGGGTAGATCCTGGATATAGTGTATTAGATTTAGTAGAGCCCGAATTAAGTCTATTTAAATCGGACGATGGAAGAATTGGTTGTTTTGCTATTTTTAATACCGATGGATCTCCACCATCTTCTACCGAGTTAGATGAAGGAACAGGAAGTGCATATTCACCAGAAATACAAAATGTTGTTGATTTACCAGATACTCCTCCTCCAGACCAAGCAATGGTATAATAAGGAAATTTTATGGCTGGAATAGAATGTGGACAAATAGATATAACCAAATTACCAGAAGATGAGATTATCTCTATAGGCGATGTGCTATGGATGAAGGGCGATGTTGATGAGAAAATTTATATAGTTAATGGAAACATTCCATGCGTTGTAGTCAAGTTTAGTAGCGCTCCAGAAACTGCTGTTTGTCCTGATGAAATGGGGCTCGTTAAAGCCTTATTATTCAATGCGGGCACTGCTCTTAACGCTTCTTCTAATGTTACTAATATTAATATCCAAAATGGATATACTCAAAAAGCAAAAAATTCATGCGTTGACGAAGCAGATCTTCAAAAATTTTTATCAGCACAAAATTCTAGTGATTCTCATGGAACTAATAGCTTAGGATATCAACCAGCGGCAATTATGCCCACTGCTGCTGTAATTCCTATGGTAAGCAATGTTAAATTATATGGTCCTTATGCTTCTCCTAATTTTGGAAGTAGTGGTGGAGGAACTCAAGTATCAGTAGACACAGATATTGCTCCATGGGTTTTTGGATCAATTGCTGCTATGAACGAAGCCGCAAACTCTATAGTCAGCTCCTCTGCAATAGGATTGAATAGGGCAGAAACTGGTAGTGTGACTATTCCGGGATTGCCAGATCTAGTAGGGCTAGGAGCTACTGTTAATTCTGGTGGACCAAATCTAACAGGGATAACATTTAGTTATGGATCATCCGGAATTACATCCTCATATGAATTTAGAACATTTACTCCTCGTTTTGGAGATCTTAATCAGCATTTTATAACTAAGTTTAAAGTTATTGCTAAAAATAGACAAGAACAGTTAAAAATGTTAAGAACCAATCAAATTATACAAAATAAGATTGGTCGTAAAGTTAGAACTATTGCCAATACTCGTGGAACTGGCGACAACAGATCAAAAAACAACGCTCCTGCTAATCAGAATTCTTTACAAAGAGTTGTTCTTGGAGAAATATACGATTGGCAAGGAACTGATAATAACCCCTCTCAAAGAACAGTGGTAGGAACAGCAACATTATCTAAAGCACAAGCAGAAATGGTATATGCTTATGATAAAAAAGCATATATGAGTTTTGATGGTTTATTCGGACCTGTTTCTATTAATGGTGGAGGAGGCTTACCAAGATTTGCCGTTCCTAAACCAGAAGATATTGATCATAATTCTTCTCCGGTTTCTCCTCATCCTCCTATATCAACAAGTGGTAATTGTTATTCGGCCACTAATGATACCTATAATCTTGAGTTAACACAAAAGCATTTTAATCCACTCATTAATAAATTTGATAATAACGAATATCATCATGATGGGGGTGGTGAAGGTCATGTTATAGATATGGTTGGTAGAGAAACTGAGGTGCCAGAAGGCGGTTTAATTACCAATTTTTATCGACCTGATGATGATAGCAGATATTCTAGCGATTATAGATTTTTAGGACTAAGAGGCCCACTAGTTCTTCATAGTTGGGGTTATGACTTAGACGGCAAACCAGTACCCAATCTATCCGATACGGAATCATCTGCAAAAACTGGTCAATTTACACAAAACAATCTTAAAGACAAATTCTTAAATAACTGGTTACAAAAACCATCCACATGGCCAGTTGCTCCTGTTGATTTAAGATTTGATAGAGAGCGTGGCTTATGGGTAAGTCCACAAGCATATAAAATAGTTGTAGCTAAGATTGTTAGAAGCGTAAATGCTTTTGGTGAAGGCTTAGCTAGTATTATTAATTATGGCAAGAGAATATTTGATCAAGAAGGTAATGAGATTTCGAATAGTAGTTCTGCGGGTTGCGACGTTGAACAAAGCGCCAGAATACGTCAATGGATAGTTACTAGTCTCAGTCAATGTTCTGGCGCTGGTAGTGATGAATACTATTGTTGTGATATTAGTTTTAATCCTGAAGAAGGTCGCCATTGTATTCCGGCGGATGATCCATTTTTAATTGATGCTAATACTGGAGAAATTGATCCTGGTATAATAGCTAGTTTTCATTGTACTGGTCCTTTTAGTAATCCGGATTGTAATGGCACTTGCGAGATGGAGACTCCTACGCCAACTCCTACACCAACACCTACACCTACGCCAACACCTACTAATACTCCTACACCAACGCCAACGAATACTCCTACACCAACGCCAACACCGACACCTACATCAACAGAAACTCCATGTAATCTAGGATGTGGTCAAACTGTAACTGTGATCACTGGCGTATCTTTGGATGGTGGAGGTTTAACATTTACAACTCAAGAAGTAGTAGTTTTAAGTGCTGGTGGTGGTGGATCAATTAGCATACCTGTTACTGATTGTCAACCATCGCCGACCCCAACCTCTACGCCAACACCTACTGACACGCCACCGCCGACTCCAACAGCCACCCCAACGCCAACGAATACTCCTACACCAACGCCAACGAATACTCCTACGCCAACGCCAACGAATACTCCTACACCAACGCCAACGAATACTCCTACACCAACGCCAACGAATACTCCTACACCAACGCCAACGAATACTCCTACACCAACGCCAACGCCAACACCGACACCCGAGCCAACAACAACATTCCCTCCGCCACAGCCACCAGGATCTCAACCAGATGCATTTATTAATATTGTAGATAGACTAGGCAAATGTCATAAACCCGGTACATTAGTATATGCCTATTATGATACTCATACCAATAAATATATAGTATTACAAGACTACGAGAGCCAAACCACACCAATGATATATGGATTATATTCCAGTCTTTCTAGCGTAGATGGTTACTTAACGATAGAGGGATTGACTGGTACAGACTGTGATATAAGTATTGGAGATAGTATCTATGTAAAGAACCCAATGAAGCATACAAGTAGTTGTGATACTGTTAGGGCAGTTGCGGTTCTAATGTATAGACAATAATATTAAAAAAATATATAAACAAATTACTATCACCTATATTTGCAGACGTGAGTCAAAATAAAAGTCCTAATCTATTAAATATTATACTATTTTAGATTTCGCTAATTCTAACTCATCATCTTGATAGTTGTAAAAATGCTTATACAAATGAACAAATGCTGTGTCTTCTTGTTCGTCCATAGATACGGACCATCCTGTTTTATCATACCATTTTCCGGTACCTTTTGAGTCGTATTGTGACCAATCTGACCATTTTCCACAAGAATACCCAGCGTGTTGCATTATAAACGACAGACTAGCATCAGACCATTCACATACTCTACTATCTAATTTACATATAATATTCCAGTCTATCTCATTTATTTTATGATATGCATCAATAAATTTTTCTCTATTAAATATCGTTCCACCACAAGCCTGATAACTCTCCAGAGTACCCAAAGTACTCCAATGGTCTCTTTCTTTTTTGGTTGTGTCAAATCTTTTAAATAAATAATCAGCAAGATCAGTGGTATAATAAGGACCATTTGCTCCAGCTAAATCAAAATTTGGATATCTTTTAATAGGTCTTTTACACCAGACATCATCCTCATAGTGTAATATCCACTCGCAATCTTTTAAAGTTGTTTCACAAGAATCTTTAATTCTATTTAACCAAGCAAGATTAGAATTTAAATCCTTGACTGGTCTGCCTGAATATTTATGGTTTTCTCCTATAATATTTGTTTTTTTATATTCACAATTAAATTCTTTAGCAACATTTTGTAATATATCACTACCATCTTCATATAAAGCTACTGGTATATTTGGATATATTTTTCTTAATTGATAAAGAGCCATATAACAGGCTACAAGTTTATGTCCTGATTGATAAAAAGCACCTATTTTTATCATAGTAAAGTATCCTGCCTTACTCCCCACGTTCCATCAGGTAGAACAATCCAATATACCCATTTATATGGATCGGCAAAAGATTTAAACTTAGCATTTATTGACGATTTATACTTATTCAAATCTTCTCTAAAAATAACTTTACCATTTTCTGATTCTATTCCAATATAAATAAATTTAAATTCTGTTGTTGGCTCTGGTATATTTAACGATATATTATATGTTTGTTCTTGTATTTTGTACCATTCACTATTATCATTAATTGGTGGATCTCTACCCGATAATGTTTCTGGATGTAATTTTCTATTTTTAAAATTAATGCCTGCATATAATTCATAGTCTGAATGACTACGAACAGGCCCTAAACCATATATACCCAGGTCCAAACTATTATCTTCTTCACCTAGCATATGTCTTAATCTAAATTTACTAGAGGCGTCCATTTCATGCCAAGGCTTTTCTACCAATCCCTTTTTTTTATTTTCTGAGTTAAAATCTGTCCAATGTTTTGTGCGACCCTCTCTAGTATATTCATGCCATACTACTGTTTTATGAGGATGGTACAAATCATAACCAAGAGTATATGACCTAATGCTTAAACTTATTTCATCTCCAGCAAAATATATATTAGGATCATATTTATATTCTTCACAATGTTTACCAATAGTAAAGAAAAAATGTCCACTTACAAATCTTGCCGGAATTGGCCTTGTTAGAGTTTGCCATTCTTCAATAGCATGTGGCCTAAATAATATTGTACCAGATTGTGTAAAATTAGAAGCAACCATTTTATATGGCTCAATATTTAATAGCTTATTTGTTTTAGGTTCATACATTCCAGCATATGTTGTGATAATAGGTTTCTCTGAATCTACCATCTTAAGCATATTGATCAATTCTTCATCCCAGTTCTGCAAAAACCTGTGATGACTATCTAATTGCAAAGTATAATCTTCTTTATTCCATAGTTTCTGTATCTCACTACGTGCCCAGCACAACCCCTTACTATCTTTCCAGTCTATATCGATTATTTTAAATCTTGGGTCGTTTTTAAATTTATCTAGATTATCCCATTCATCTTCTTTTGCATGCTGCCAACATATACCAAAAGTTAAATTTTCTGGATTTTTTGCTTTAGAGATTACGTCTTCTATAGTTGGTATTAGCTCAGGATCACGATAGCTTGCAATTTGTACAAAAATTTTATTATTCATATTTTTAATATTCCTTTTCGCATTATAAATAGCTCTCTTCACCAATATTTTACCAGCCATTTGCGCAAATGGCAACTTGCGTTTTGTTGCTTCTTCTTGAAGCCATTCAACAATAGTATCTATATTTTCTTCACACCACTCAACCCCCTGCATATCCATAAACTTAGCTCTTTTGTTACATGGGCAGTTAGGAGAGGCAACGATACCAATTTTTTTTAAAAGCTTCTTTAATTCTTGGCCAGGAAATCCCCTATCCATTAGCTCGCCTCTTTGCATTAGATATTGCTCTTTTGACTAAGAGTTTACCAGCATAATCTATAAAGGGTAGTTTTCTTTTATTAGCCTCTTCTTTAAGCCAGCCAACAATAGTATCAATATTATTTTCGCACCACACTACGCCATTTTTATCCATTGTCTTAGCACGACTATTACATGAACATGATGGAGATGCTTTTATTCCAATTTTTGCTAATAATTTTTTTAATTCTGTGCCAACTAAACAATTGCCCGGTTTTGACTTGGATGGATATGCCGGGTGTTGCGTATCAATAGACCAAATATCACCATCTGTGGATATTACACAATCCATAACCTCTTCTAAGAGGTAGCCTCTTTCTCCACATCTTTGTTCCAAAAATTTTTTATCACATTTTATTACATTTTTCATAATAATAATTTTATGGTAAAGGATTCTCTGGTATACATAAAGTAAAGGAATTAGACTGATCATCTCTGCCACAATCAGAATATGTTGCTTCAAATGTCGATCCATCGGCTCTAGTACATAATCCTGTGTCGTCGCGCGTATTTTTACAAGTTCCGTCGCAACACTCGGCTATCTCGCCCTCTGGAGCAACACAGTCAGGACAACAACATGCTTCACAATCAATGTCCACATCAATACTGTCTATACCGAATTCTTGATCACATCCTTCAGTTTCATCATAATAAGAATCTTCAGAAATAATATCCCCCATAGAACAATTTTTAGAACATGAGTTGGCACAACATTCGCAATCGATTGATCTTGATATTGAATAATTCCAAGTAAAAAAACAATTTTCTCCTGTACTTCCAGTATCTGCGGCACTATAGGAAAATACGCATCCTTCGATACTAAATGAACCAATTAAGAATGTATCATTTATAAATTGACCACTCTGATAAATTGCAGTATTAGGTGGTGAGCTTCTGAAATTTTCAGTAATAGTAATAGTACAATTAGAGTAATTGGAACAACACTCACCACTACAACAACAAGCTTGTGCTATTCCTAGTGCCCCACCCTTAGCAATTAATTGTCCATTATGTAAATAAAGAGGGGACATTATTTATCCTTAGAGTCTTTACTCCATTTATGCCAACCCTTATTTGCTAGATAGTTGCCATCATCATCTTTGCGTTTTGGAAAAAGAGTACCACCCTTTTTATGTTGACCAAATGCTAATATGGCACCACAGTCAGAACAGCGTAGTTCATAGTAATCATTTCCTTCAACATTTCTAACAACAAACTTGACGTTACCACTACCGCACAGTCCGCACTTTTCTTCGCCAAAGATTTCTTGTATAAGAGCTAGCTCTTTAAATATTTCTTTTTGACCAGCGCCTTCTAATTCAAATTCTAATTTTTCGCCAACCTTATACTTTACTTTCATTTGTTACTCCTTATTTCCAGTTTGAATCATATCCCTTAATATCAGAAGGAATATCATTACTTTGTTGATAACTAGATAATGTTGTTATAGTTTTAACAGCATCGTCATACGAAATATTATAGATATTTCTATTATCGATAGCAAGTTTTTCTAACAATTTAGGAATATTAATATCTAACCTTTTACCAAAAACATCAAAGAAATTTATCTGTGTGCTATTAATTTTACCAATATTATTTTCTTCTAAATGTTCAGTATCTATTTCTTTTGCTAATTCTTCAGCGGCTACTACTTTGCGTAATTTAAGGGCTCTTCGTAAAGCTCTTCCTTCTGCTCGTGTTTCAGCAACGGCCACAGGATGATTTCTATAAATCTTATCACAGTTTCCCCAGTAAACGTCTGCCGCTCCACTGACGGTGCGAAATTTAGTTCCATCATCAACAGACCCATCGTTTAAAATGTAGGTCAGAGAATGAACTACGGTGGCCCTACGCTCATTATCTACAGAAGGAGACTGAGCCACAGAAGATTCTGCCCGAATAACCGTACAATTTAGAGCAGTTTCAAAAATACGCCTTAGTCCATCTGTTGTAGGATTACCAGCTATTTTTTCATCATCACTAAGTAAACTTAGCACATGATCAGTCCATTCCAGATCATTGGGTGATACAGTCTTGGGGCTCTCTGTTATTTCTTGATCGTTCTCTTTTTTATTTTTAGCCATCATCTGTCTCCTATTGTAATATTCCTATCTTCTTTATTTGGAAATTGTTGTTCTATTTGTTTAAGCTGTTCGATAAGTTGAGAGTATATAACTTGTGCTCTTGAATTAGAAAAGTCCTTTTTTTGAATTATCCTAATAAGAACCAAGCCTTTACCTAAAATTAGTCCTGTTTTCTTATTATCATATTTCTGATTCTTTTTTAGAGTATCTTCTCCCCAAACTGGTTCAAAGTGGCTTAGTCCATCAACTTCTATTGCTACATTTAGTTTAGGAAGAAACAGGTCGATCTGCAACTTGGTATTTAGTAGGCTTTGCTCTTTATGAAAATCTACTTTGTATCCCTCTTTGATCAAATGATTAAGTAAGTATAGTTCTAACTTAGAACCACGCTTGCTACTCTCTCTTACTGCCATATTAGCTTCATGGAGTATGTTTGCTTTTTCATCATCTGATAATTTTTCCCAATTTTCTCTGGCTTTTGCTTTTCGTTGTTGCAGAGTAACTTCGTCAAGTTCATCCCAAGATTTCATGACTCCGTGGCCTATTTTATTTTTTTCTTCCTGTGTTCTTTCCTTGCCTTTTGTGGGATGTTCTGCTTTACCAGTAGATAAAACATTTTTTTGTGCTTCGCTTTTGGTTCGTATAGATATAGCAAATCTTATAGCGTCTCGGCGAATTTTATTGGCATATGTGCCACGCTCTTCTGCTATATCCTTGAATGACTTTTTATTTTTTTCATATTCATTAATGATTAAAGTTTTTTTGTCTTTATCTGTCATTTTATCGTATAGCATAATTGTTCACCATAATTAATTGCTTATTGTCGTCATATGTTAAAAATTTACACTCTTTAAAAATTGATCTATCTATTGGAATATTATTTTGTATATTACTATCTACAAACAAAATTTTTTCTCCTATGATATTATCTTTATATTCTATATAATCTTCTAAAGTTAAAAATAAAGAAGTTCCTTTGAAAAATGTCAAATAAAAAGGATGCAAACACGCATATTCTTTACGAGGAGAATTGAAGAATGGCGTGCAGATAAAAATATCTGTATATTCTTTATGAAAAAAAGTACGAACAGAATCAATAAGATTTTCGAATTGAGCAAAATTAGAAGTATAGATAGCTAATTCCATATAATAACCTATTTATGTTTGTAAGAATAAAGTTTATGTTTGTTGTCTATGAGCTTATTTATTAGTTCGAATAAAAAATATTGATGAAATTGCTTGGTTTCAATACAATTATAAAGAGACAATGCTTGATCTTTTTGTAAAAAATATATTTCAGATAATTTATTATCCAGATCATATGCTATATTCTGTATAGTATTGTCTTTTATTATAGAACCAAGCGAAGATTGGGCATTATTAGATAAAAAAATCTGGGAACCTATTGTAGGATCAAACTTTTTAAAAGTGGTCTTGTGTACAGGATTATCCCCAAATAATATGCAACAATCGTTATTCAAAAACTCTTTGCATAAATAAACACTATAAGCAGTATTATAGTTATTATAGTGCTCATTATGAATGAAGGTAGTGTCTAAAAAATTCTTTTCATATTTGTTTACATAAGAATCCATTCTTTTTCCGTCAAAACCATAAACATATACAATATTTGATTCGGGAAAAATTTTCTTTAATGACTCGTATTGTTTCTGAAATAGGAATTTATTTTTTTTATCTTTTATTAAGCCGACGCAACCTTTGGATTTCATTCTTTTTTGGAATTTATCGGCTATAATAATAATATTCATATTACAGTATAGTTTGATTGATTCTCTAGTATAGATGCGCCCATAGCATTTGTGTATCTATAGACACCCACACTAAAGATAATGGTCTTGGCTTCTGTTTCTAAGGTTAGTATATTAAATTGGTCAAAATTTTCATACACAACAGAATTAGCCTTTTCAATTAATTTATTAAGATCAGCATCACAGTCATTAGTATATGCGATGAACCTGTAGCTGCTATTTTCACCCACTACTTGATGAAGAACGTCTCCTCTGGATAATTCTGTATCTAGTACCGTTTTAATGCGCCAAATATTCTTTATATCATACTTATTAAAAGTTGATTCAATAATATTGTATGGTAGTTGGTGGTTATCTACCAAGTGTCTAATAATAATTAATTTTTGTGGCTTTATACTTAACCCTGACACACTTTTTATAATATTTTCAAAATTATCTACCGTCATATTAAGAGTATCAATAGTTAAAGCATAATGAATTTTATTTAATTCTTTATATTTAGTAATTTTTTCTTCTAAAGTAGAATTAGATAAACCAACCATATCAAACCACTTTGGTTCTCTATAGCCAATACATTTTTTTTGATTTATTACATAAAACTCTAGATCTTCATCATAAGCTTCTAAAATTTCTATGTTTTTATTACGATAAATATCAAGATACTTTAGTTCACAGTCTATCTGTGTCTTATTCTCATATTTAGCGAATACACACTTTTTGCAAGGTGTATGGATCGGGTTTATACTCTGATTCATAGGAAGTCTTCTTTGGTTACAAAATTTGGTTCTAGTCTCATTTTTTCACATGCAACTTTGTTAGATAGCAATCCATCTAAAGACTCAATAGCATGATTTCTATTAAATAACATACATAATCCATTTCTAGATACTAAGTTCATATCTAAGTCTCTGATTATGGTTTGTATATTAGCTGTTTGACTAAGCTGAGGTTCGTTAATAATATTTCTACAAATATATTCTATAAAGTCGTTGTTATTTAGATTATCTGGCACTTTGACCTGTGTATGATATGTTTGATCAATATTTGGATCATTCCAATCTTTTTTGCTTTTAATGTCTATACAATCAAAACATTCATCCCAAACCTTATATACGTTGTCCCAAGTATAATAATTAATACAGGCTTCTCTAATCTTTAAGCTATTATGATGTTTAATCTCATCTGGCGTGTTAACAAAAAATCGATATAGCATACTGGCTGTAAAATCATTATCTGGATATACTCTATCAGCATTAGTTTCCAATTCTCTGAATGTTCTATTAACAGGTATTTTGACGCCATGTACATTTTCACATATTTCCGTCATCGCACTATAGTCAACTGAGGCTATTTGTAGACCACAAGCGGCGGCCTCAATTTGAGGCATACCAAAGCCTTCACAGATAGCATATTGTATATATATATCAAATAAATTATATATGATATTTAGGGTTGATGTTTTAACACCATTAGTTGGACTAACAATAAATGATGATCGTTGCTTACAATTTTCACAAATCTTAGCCCCACCTTGAAATTTACTTGGGAAAAATTCATTACAAGATTTGCAAGTATAAGAAAAATATGTTTTATCTAATAGTCCAAATTCTATTAATAGAGCAGGAAGATCCCAGCCGTTTTCTTCTGGATAAGAAGTATGAAAATATAAAATAGATCTATCATATATATCATCTAGCTTTGATTCTTTAAGAGCTGTTAGATATTTTTTATATGCAATTAACATATCGCATATAAGCTTTCTTTTTTGGTTTCTCATAACTAAGCCTGTTACCAATACATCAGATCTACCAAAATACAGTTTTTTGAAGTCTTTTTTATTTTCTAATATATAGAATTCTGTCGGATTAATTCCGGCATTTGCTATTTTTGGAAAAATATTTAATTTTTTACCACCATAATTCTTTAGAGTATTTAAAGCCCATCTAGTATATGGCATAACTATATCTGCATTTGCATAAGTATACATCCAATCAGTTTTTGGAGGAGCAGAGTCTGTGGCTGGCATTACAACCCAATTAAAATATTTTTTATAGGGGCTCATTTCTTGATAAGCAAACATCCAATAATCTCTGATGTCAAAAACTATGTGCGGCTTAAAATCAAGAATAGCCCTATTAAAGCGCCACAAGCCAAATTGATTTAAGACATTAGACTTATAAGCATTTGACCTTTGGTCATTATTATTTACTGCATTAGGATAAAACTTCCATGGAATCTCTTTGTTGCTAGGATTATCAACTGTTCCATAACACCCTAATTCGGCTACTTCATACTTTCCACTATTATGTAATCTTGTCAATAATTCTTTACCATATACTCCATATCCAGTATCCAAATAACTGGCATCATTAGCAATAAATAGTCTTTTTTTTGTCATACTATAATCCTAGTTTTAAAAAAGAACAAGTCCTCTAGCACACAAATGTACTAGAGAACTTGATTCTTAAGTTATTAGAAGGCAACGGTTTCTTCAGTGGTCTTTTCTGTTCTTTTGGTCTTAACAATCTTACCAAAATTATTAACGCGAACCTTGAGAGTCGAATGCTTTACGCCATCCTTTTCCCAACTATCATTACGAAGCGATCCTTCAACCATTACTAGATCACCCTTCTTAAAAGAAGAAGCAATAGCCTCGGCACCACTATCCCATGCTTCGCACTGGATAAACGAAGTAATCTTATCTTGTGTACCATTAGCCTTGGTAAATTCACGAGATGTAGCAATTGTAAAATTTACTACTGCTGTCTGCTTATCTCCGGAACCCACTGTACGAAGTTCTGGGTCTCTAGCTAGATTACCTCTTAACATTACAATATTCATCAGCAACTCCTTATAAAAGTAAAAAACCAAATTCCAACACAAGGTATTATATGGACAACCCATAGAATGTCAAGTCTTTGCGATATAAGCCTTTTCTACAATCAGGCCATCTCCGTTCTTAGACTTGTTTCCTTTAACAATAATAATATTATTGGGAAACAATAAATTTTTATATTCTGTATATTTTTCTGGAAAGAATACTATTGAGTCTACAGAACCAAATGAATCTGTCAAAGTAACAAACGCCATTTCTGCTCCTGGCTTTTTTCCACTCTTTGTTTTAGTAACATTAATAAAATCTATCTCTCCAGCAAGAATAAGATTATCTTTTTGAGTAGTATTCTTTAATTCTCTACAGTTGATATTTGTCATACTTATATCATACATATCTATTTTGGAGCAGGTAATTGAGCACCCTAGCAATGAGTCTTCAGAATCGGCCAACCACTCTGGGCTATCCTCTAACGAGTGAGGAGGATTAACATAAGAATTAATAAGATCCTGTATAACCTGTTTTCTTTTTTGGCTCACCCTGGGCATTGTTAATAGTAATTCTAAACCCTGCTTAATATCTTTAATAGAACCAATATAGCTTGTAATATGTTCTGCTTCTTTTTTAGTCAATCCACTAATAAGATTATATTCATATAACATACTATTTCTGGTTTTCTGAAAAAAATTGGTAGCACCACTTTGTATCAATGCTTTTGCGGCTGTTGAGTTAATATTATTGAGTATCAAAAATAACATTTGAGGCCAAGTAATATTTTCCAAAGAGATAGTTTGACAAAGGCTCATTATTTTTTCAAATACAGATCTTCCTACTCCTTTTATGTCTGTTAGTCCAAAATAAATCTTGTTATTTTTAAGTATAAAAAATTCATTTAAGTTTCTAATATCAGGAGTGTTTACAGATATATCCATTTCGGCAGCATTTTGTACCAACTCTTTAATTTCTGCCTGTGGATCTATTTTGTCTTTAGCAAATCTTAAATATGATGCAAAAAATACTTTGGGGAAATGCGCTTTTGTAAACGCTGATAAATATGCATTAATAGCATAACTTACAGAATGAGACTTATTGAAAGAATATCTTTGGCTTTTTTCAATCCATCCGAATATCTGATCAGCTTCATCTTCTGTAACAATATTTAGCTGCTTGGCACCTTCTAAAAATTTCTTTTTTACCTTTGCCATTTCTTCTGGTTTTTTCTTACCAATAGCTTTTCTAAGCATGTCTGCTTCTTGCAAATTAAATCCGGCAATAACTTTTGTAATTTCCATTGCCTGTTCTTGATAAACCATTTCTCCATAGGTGTTTCCTAAGATTGGCTCTAAACACTCATGAAAATAATCAACAGATTCTAGTCCATTCTTTTTATCTATATAATGATTACTAACGGTTTTTCCATCTCTTACCGCTTCCAAGCATCCTGGCCTCATAATACTAATCAGAGCAGATAGTTGCTCTATATTTTCTGGCTTTAGCTTTTTAGCCATACTTCTGCCTAGACGGCTCTCTAATTGAAAACAACCCTTGGTGTTACCATCAGAAATAATTTGCCAAGTTCTATCACACTCTAAATTAATATGATCAATGTTAGGATCAAATTCTATTTTATGTAGACCATTGGCTTCAACCAAATTAAATGAACATCCGCAAGGATAAGCAAACTTTTTTGTCATATGGTATTATTAAAAGAATTTTTAAACTTAATTTTTTTACTGATATTTCGATGCAGCTTCATAAATCTTATTAATATTTCCGCCGTATCTTTTACGTCTTTTAGAGCATCGTGAGCCCCTGTCTTATCTATTCCAAAATAGTCTCTTAAACTATCTAAAGTATAGCTCTTAAGATCATTATTATGTTCAAACCAATAAAAGATTAAATTCATGGTATCCACCACATCTCGTGGAAAGAAAATACCACTATTTCCTTCTTTATTAGTATTGCCATATTTTTTGCTGAGCCTATTAATAATAGGTAAGTCAAAACGATATATATTATACCCAGCCGCTATAGGAGCACTAAATTGACTTTTTTTAGAAGTTCTAGTGTGATATTTATCTAAATAGTTAATAAATAAATTCCAGGATAGTTCTTGCTTAGGATACTTCTTCCATTCTGCTAAAATATCATCAGCCTGACACCCCTTGACCTTAGCATGAAAATCTAACACATCAGTTTCATACTTATATGATTCTGATTGTTCTAAAGTTTCCGGCTTAAAATACGTATTAAATTCCGAACCTTCTATAATTTCTAACTGTAAAGGATCCACCATTACAGCAGCAATCTGAACCGGACTACATACGGTAGGGTCTACGCCATCGGTTTCAAAATCAAAAACACAAATTTTATTATAATTAATCATTGGTCGATAGTTTCTACTTCCTGATTTGGTGCAATAAAGGTCTGCTGCTGTTCATTTGATATATTCTTAGCATTAATACTGCGACAACAACTTACCTTAACAGCCGCCATCTTTTCATACTCGATTCCATTGAACGTAAACTTTTGACCATTTTCTAGTTCATTAAACTTTTTGATCATGTTTCTACTCCTTCTGATAATAAATTTTGAATTGTCATAATTTTATCTAACATTGCTACGCCCAGAATATCAAATTTAATAATTCCAATATTTTCTAAATCTTGCATTTCCATACCGGCGATGAGTTGTTCGTTTTTGCTGTCATATACCATTGGACATAATTCGTGTAATGGTTCAGAACTTATTGCTATTCCGGCGGCGTGTTTTGACTGATTTGATTTGGTTCCTTCTAGTCTAATAGCCTGCTCAAATCTTTTTGCAAGCGGACCTTGTAGTTCTCCATTATCGTCTAAATAACACCACTCTCTGAGTTTGTCTCCATTGTTTTCTAGAGCCCATCTGATAATTGATGCTTCTCCAGTTTCTTCTTTCATTTCTTGAAGTTCATCAGCAATTTTAGCTTCATCAGGTATATTTTTTGTAATCTTATTCATTTCTTCAAAACTAATATTGCCATAAACTCTTAGAACATCCTTTAACGCTCCTCGACCCTTAATGGTATTAAAAGTAACCATTTGAGAAACTTTATCTACGCCATATTTTTCTTTAATATAAGCAATAATAATTTCTCTTTTATTAATCGGAACGTCAACATCAATATCTGGCATACTAATTCTATCTGAGGTATTACGACCAGCATTGTAAAATCTATCAAACAATAGGTTATATCTAATTGGATCAATACTAGTAATTCCTATCAGATATGATACTAGACAACCAGCAGCACTTCCTCTTCCTGGTCCAGGAAGCCAATTATGCTTACGCACATAATTAACAATATCTTGAACGATCAAAAAGTAACTACTGAGCCCAGCACCTTGTAAAACATCTAGTTCATATTTTATACGATCTATATATTTTTGCTGTTCTTCTTTTGGTATATTATTAGCAATTTTTTCTTTCCAGCCCTTACGACACAATTCTCTCAGATATTCTGCATCGTCATAGCCTTTTGGACAATCAAACGGAGGCAGTTTTGGCTTACTTAAAATGTCGTATTCTTCTACTAAGGAAGCAACATATTGTGTATTCTCTATTTCTTCTATTGTATATAATTCTTTAGTTTCTTCCTGAGAAAGAATATGATAATTATCAGAAGTAAAAAAACAACCCATTGGAGCGTCTTGTCCACTAGAAAGTTTACGACTAATTTCTGGAAAGGTTGTCTTTAAATTATTGCACAATAAAATTCTTTGGTCCACAGCATCTTCTTTTTTGCAATAGTGGGCATCTGGTGTGCAAATAACTTTTGTATGAGTGATCTTTCCAATTGTTCTTATTGCTTGAGTAAGTTCTATTTGTACAGGAAGATTTTCCTTGTCCATCAATTGGACCTCAAGAAAAACATTTGTGAAATTATTTTTTAAATATTCCACATGCTTAACTCCTAGTTCTTGCCAGTTCTCTTTTAATGAGTAACCATCAAGTATTTCATCTGCTAGTGTTGATCCTAAATGTCCGGTAATGACTATGAGATCTCCACTGTCTAATTCAGACAAAGTTTTAAGATCAAGTCTTGGTTTATGATAATAATGTTCTGGTTTATTAGACTCAGAAACAACACGAATAAGATCTTTCCACCCATTATAGTTTCTTGATAAGACTATAAAATGAGAGAGATTTTTATTCTCTTTCTCTTGAATTTTAGGATCATTTGCACATATGTACAACTCACAACCCAAGATCGGTTTAATCTTGGCACTCTTCATGGCTAAATAAAACTTAATAGCACCGGCTATATTTCCGTGATCAGTTAATGCACATGCCGTAGCACCAATTTCTTTACATCTTTCTGCTATTTGTTCGGGCTTAGATAGTCCATCTAGCAAACTAAACATACTATGACAATGTAGCGGTATATAATTCATTCTGCGCTTCCGGGTGCTTTGTACTTACCAATAGTGTAACCTGGAACAGTGTATTCGTCAACCACCACTTTCATACCTTTTAGCTCTATGTCATGTTTCACTTGTTCACACTTTGTCATGGTAGAATCTATTTTACAAACTTGACCGTCTCTATACTCAACCATTGGTTGGATATGACTGTTTTCAAATGTGGTTTTACCAAAATGGCATAGCTTATTACATTTCCAGCTTTTATTTAGGTGTGGCACCTTAGTATTTTTTATAGCATCAAATTTTTTCCGAATCATATTCTCTGTTTCTAGAAGATCGCTTTTATCGTAGCAAATAGAAAATGCTCCACCGTCATTAATAAAATTTATACTAACAATGATGTGATCAATATTTGGATATAACATACTTACAGCATAATGATATATGCGTAGTTGCGGATCATTTTGAAGTTTAGCAAGTGTTTTTTCCTCGCCCGTTGCCCAATCTAATCTTCTGCCTGTTTTCCAGTCTACAATTTCATAAGTATTATCATCAACTTTAGTAATTAGATCTATGGTGCCTTTAATGGCCAAATATCCTTCCAATAAACCTTCTTTAGTCTCATAGCTATATTTAGCCCAGGGCTTTTCTATTACTATATCGAAATGCTGCTCTGGTTGAACGATATTTCTGTTTCTAGGATCGAAAGCGCCATTGTACTCTTCAATTGCTTTATAGACCCATTTGTGGCAGTCTTTTAAATCCTTGTTTTCCCATATGTGGTGTTTAAACTGGCCCGAATAGTATGAGTATATATCTTTAATAATTTGATCTAAATTATAGTTTTTAATATTAATTTGGCCAAGAATATCATCCTGAAAGTATTTTTCTCTGTTCTGTTCCATCAATTTTATACCGGCCAAAATTTCCAAAACCTTATGGCATATTGTCCCTTTATCAGCTTTTTTATTTGATGGACTTCTAATACCAAGTACATATTCTAGCATATACTGCTGAGGGCACATAGAGTGTGTGCCATATGAACTACTTCTTAAATATGTAATTATAATGGTAATAGTCCTTTGTATTGAAGAAAAGAATGAATCATTTGATTTTGTTCATTTATGGTCATATCGTTATTGTTTATTACTAAATCAAAATTATCTTGATTGTAATATTCACTATCTAAAGCAACTTCGCTTGCGTGTGAAGAGTTGTAAGGATTTCTATTGAGTTTTATTACTATTCCACCAGCACCCTTGATCGCCTCTACTTCATTTGGAAATCTACAGTCTGCTATAATAGCAACATTATAAGCCTCTTTTTTAATTAGTCTTATTGTAGCATCAGACCATACGTTTTTTTGCATTTTACGAAACATATCAGTACCAACTATTTGTAGAACTTCTCTGGCTGTTAATTGCTGGTTATCCCAATAACAATCAACTTTTTCATTTTTATCTTGATCAGATCCGTAGCACTGTTTATATTCTAGTCCTAAAATTTCCATGCAAAGATTCTTAAGAGGATCTGCAAAATTATAGATTTTACTTTGACTATTAATTATATCTCTTATAAATTCTGCCGATGTTGTCTTACCCGATTGTTTTCTACCAGCAAAGGCTATAATAGTCTGCATTATATTTTTCCTAATATGGTTTTGATTTCGTTTTCTATTTCTTCAGAGGTCATATCTGCTACGTCTGGTTTGCTAATTTGGGGAATAAATACCCGATAAGTATTTTGACATTTAGTTTTAATTTGTTCCGCTGCTTTTCTACCAGCATCATCATTATCTGTTAAAATAACCAGATTCATAGCACCAGAAGAATCCAATAGCATTTTTTGCTTATCGCTTAGAGAAGAACCAAAAATAGCAACACTGTTATGTATTCCATTTTCTTCTAGTCTCCAAACATTGCCTGGGCTTTCTACTAAAATAACCGTACTACTCTTTAGTATATGGTCTTTGGCAAACCATAGATTGTAAAGACAATTTTGACTCTTAAAATCTGTACTGTGTTTCCACTTACAGCATTTCCATTTATTGTCGTTGTCTGGACACGAGTTATTAGGATTGTGGTATGATCGACAATTTACGCATTTTTCGAAAATACTACGACCAGTACATCCAACCATGAATTTATATTCTTGATCGTAGATAGGAACTACTACACGATCTGTCATTTCTTTATTAGGATTTGTACAAAGGCCCACATCATATTTTTTAAGTATTTCAGATGAAAAATTTCTTTGCAAATAATATTGTGCGGGAATTTGAAGTGTGGAGATAATCTGTTCTCTTTTTATCTGAGAATCATTAAAGATTTCTTGAACATTCAAATAATTAACAACACAGGCAAATTGCTTTTTTTCTCTTTCAGATTTAGAGATTTTAATATCTGATAAATCTTTATTTATAAAAGAGGTGGCAAAGTCAATGGCCTCTTTAAAAGAACACATATCATCACCCTGTTTTCTCCAGCCATATTTTTTGCTAGATAGAACTCCTCTTATAAAGCCTAATACTGAGCCCTTAAAAATTTTTTCACAATTATGTGTTCTGCATTTCCAGTTACCCCTATAAGATTCTCCTTCAGGATACAAGTTTACAGCAGATGGATTGTCTCCATCATGTATGGGGCAACACATGCTTATCATTTTGTGGTTGGTTTTATAATCAATATCAAACGTGTCCAATAGTTTTTCAATATTGTCACAAATATCATCACAAACCACTTTTAATTTAGCCTGATCATTCAAATGGTATTTGGTCGTCATCATTGTCATCTAATACAAAGCCTTCGCTGTCTGTTTGGTTATTATTCAATATTTCTAGTCTTGTTCTGCCTTCTATAATCTTAGCACACCAACCCTTCATATCACAGTTAATATAGTCATTGTCATCCAATCCTCCTCCGTGTCTACTAATTAACGGCACTAATTTTCTATTGCCATGCGAAGACCCATCTTCTGCTATTTCTTCGTCACTCTTTCGCTTAAAAATAGTAAAGTTACTACATAGCCAAATAATTCTATCTGAACCGCTTGCTGAGTCTGTGCTTTCCTTTGTTATGCCATCTCTATTTAGCTGAATAAATGCCATGATAGGCACCTTATATCTTATTGCAAAATTATGTAGGCTTGTCATCATAAATCCTAGAAGTTGATATTCTTTAAGATCCTGACTAATGCCAGCACTATCCATTAGTTTAAGATAGTCATAAAATATAACACAGTCTTTGGCGGTCCCATCATCATTTAGTCCAACCTCTTTAACTAGCCACCTTCTCATAATAGCAAGTTGATCCTCAAATGGTTTACCCGCTATACTTTTATGATAAAGTTTTAGTTCCTTAAGTTCTTTGGCTGCTTTTAATACCTTGTTTCTTTTTTCGGGAGATTCACCGAACTTGCCGGTTTCAATAGCATTAATTTCTGTTTCGCTCATCATACCTAATAGTCTATTGATATGATCTTCCTTATTCATTTCGGTGTCCATATTTAGAACAGGAATCCCTAGTGCAGCAATATTTTTGCCCATATTATCAGACAATAAAGTTTTACCTGTTTTTGGTCTGGCACCAATAACATTAACTGTACCTTTTCTTAAACCGCCACCTATTGCTTGGTCATAAATGGGAAAGCCTGTAGGAATACCTACTTGATCAACTTTATTTTTCTCTAAATTTTCTAGATATTCATCAACAGTTATTCCGATCTGCTCTGGGCCGCTATCGCTATCATTTAGCAATGATGTAAAATTAAATATACTATCTTCTGCGATTCCAATAATAGAAGATATTGGTTCGTTTCCAGTTACTTCTAAAATTTTATCTTGTGTTTGCTCTAGCTGTTTTCTTAATAAACGAGCTATTTCTAGTTTACGAATTTTGGCCGCAAATTTTCTTACGTTTTCCTCGCTTACGGGAAAATCCATAATGGCCTTGAGATGCTGGGCCTCTTCTTTTTTATTTAGAATGTGGGCCAGATTTAATTCTTGGGCAGATGAGTATATTGAGGCTATATCCACCTTAGCCTTATAATCGTTGTCAAATAATTGTTTTAAACAACGAAATATAACATTATTACTATCAATAGTAAAAGATGTTTCTTGTATTATATCGGCAACGTCCAAATAGGCATTTTCGCCATATGTACAAATTCCTGCCAAAACAGCCCTTTCGGCTGCGGGATCACACAAAATCATCAGCCTGCTCCTGTAGAACACTTGTTACATTTGTATCTTTCAATAGACTCAACCAGCGACGGCGCAACTTTTTCACTTTTTCCGCAAACCCTACACTTAACTTTTATTGGCTCATAATCTCTAATCCTTGCCGATGGAGTAGGCTTAATAACCTTTTGGTCAAACAACAAATCCTCTTTGCACATACTAAATTCTGGCATTTGTTCAAATTTATTTGTTGTCTTGGGCTTAGGCTTTGTCTGTTTCGATTGCTGTCTTTTTTTGGTGGTTGTAGTCTTTAGAGTAGGAGTAGTAGGCTCATCCGAGTCATCCAGCCCCTTTTGTAAAATAGCGATCAACGCCTTAATATCGTCTTGATCAAGACCCATGTTTCACCTTTGTTCTTTGAATAGAGAGTAAAATGTCTGATAGATTTTTTATGCTGTTAGCCAAATAACTTAATCTGTCCATTCTTTGCTGGGCATACTTTTTAATCTTATTCAAATTAGTTGCTTTGTCATTATGTTTTATCGCTTGCAAAGATTTTTCTAAAAAACCATATCCTTTATATGTATTAATTTCGTCCGCAATGGTTTCCTTTATAGTTTCTTCAGCCCAATTGTGTCTGGCTATTTCTCTATTTAAAGTTCTTTGTATAAAAAAGGCATATTGAGCAAGACGGTAGGATATTTGAGCACAATCTTCTGGCGTTAATTTTTCGATAACATCTCTACTCATAGTGAAATATTCATTAAGCTCTCCTTCTGTAAAGCCATGAACATCACTATATTTACCTAGTCCTATAGACGATTCATATTCGTCTAATACCCTATCCCACTGTTCTACTTGTTCTTTAGTTGTTGACAACGCTATCTCTCCATGTATTTTCTTCGTTATAAGACAGAGCTATATAGGTGATTCCATTATTTTCACACCATTCTTTTTTTTCTCTATCTCTTTTTTGAGATTTCAGAAAATTTAAAATATTTTGATGATAATATGGAATAAACTTATAGTGCTGTTCGCCATGCACTTCTATACAAATTTTCTTTAAAGGAAGATAAAAGTCTAAGTAAAGCGTTTCGTTTTTTCTAAGAGGAATTGGAACTTCTTCTAAGATTTGCAGAGTAGGAAAAGCTTCTGCTATTATTGCTCTAGCTCTTAAATGATACGAAGATTTATTAGTAATTTTTCCTTTAGCCATATTACCAGTTAACATCCAGTTATGTGCATTGCTATCTAAATCTTTAACTAGCATTTTATACCCATGGTTGTTTTAATAGACTTCACAAGTTCTTGATATGCTTCTGGATTTTCTGTTAGGAACGCACGTACCTTTTCTGTTCCTTGAAATTTGGGCTTATCTTCTAAACTGGTTAAAGTATACCACGCTCCGCCTTTATGAATAATCCCCATGTCAGAGGCTAGTGTAATAGCCTCCATGTATTTGTCAACTCCCTGACCATAACGAATATAACTGGTAATGTTTCCTCCCGGTGGTCCCAAAGCAGAACATACTACTTGCCAATCTATCTCTTGTCCTATTTGAGTACCATCGGCACCAGTTGTCCAAGGCTTAAATGTTTTTGCTCTTAATTTTATATCTGTTTGATAAGCAATAGCCTGACCACTCTTTTCTTTAAATTCTGCCCCATATCCAGTAGGATTTCCCATAAGATGAGTAATACCAATAACAATATTTTTATTTACTGGAATAACATTGGCAACCTTACGACAGAACTTTGCTAATAGTTTAGCCCCATCTGCTCTTTGCATTTTATCCATTTCGCTCGTTATTTCTGCTTCTGT